GCTCTTTCATCCTTAATATCTTCCTTTTGGTAGATAGGTGTGCACTCGATGCCGTTCCAATAATGACGCCCGCAAGATTCTCTATAATAGCTACCGGAATAACTTTTGGTAGAATTAATGGAGAACCCGCAAAGTGGCATTATTCGAGCAAACGTGTCATAAGCCTTACAAGGGATTATGACATCGTCTCCGAAAACGCTTATACTTCCCTGTGCCTGCGCAACTTCGCAAGAAGCAAACGCAAGAGCAAAAAAGATAAGAGATTCAAGTTCAAATGTGAAGCCATTTCCCATAGAGGAAAATTTCTCATACCTGAACCGAAGACCATCGAGGATTCCATATTTAGATCTCATAGCATCTAACATAAGATACCAGTCCCGGGGAAGCAATTCCTCGACAACGGACTGTGAAATTGTGTCGGATGCCATTGAAAAATCAACGGTAGCAAGTTGATTAAACTTACTACCTAGATGAGCAAATTTTTGGTTATGCTCTTGACTTAAAAGATCTATTCCGTGATTCCGTAGTTTGCTTTTGATTAATCGCCCAGCGCCAAGCTGATACCAGAGATTTAACCCTGGTTCAGCCGCGATGGTGCGGTCAGTCTTTGCATTCTTGGGAACAGTAACAACGCGATTTGCTGGTTGAGGCTCAAAGGTAGCTTTCCATAAAGGATAGGCTAAATGATGAATCTCTTCAAACATATCGCGAAGTTCAGGAGTTGCTCCGTTTTCACAACGGAACTTATTGAGTGTTGTCGCTTCTTTGCTTTTTAAGGCAAAAGTAGCGCCAGGTCCCCAACCGCAGAGATCTAAAAGCCTATCTACATCAGGAGTCTCACCAAGAATATTTAGAATTTTTCTAGCAGCTATCGAAATGATGACTGCAAGTTCATTGCTTTTTGACAATGAACGTCTAAATGAATGGTTTAACTCCCGGCATTTCTCTTCTGCAACTTTGAAGCCTTCGATTGCTTTTTTCTTAGTGTCGATTTTTGTCGGCAAGAAATCGGCCTTCGAAAGGTACTTCGTGGCTGCTAGAGAATCTGAGAAGTCCTGAATGTCATTATAACAAAAAGGATCGCACTCGAGTTTGACTAATTGTTCAAATTCCTTATTTCTAAGGAGAATGGCACAAGTCAACGCACGAGCACACTCAGGGGTAGAAAGGTAGAACTCCGCTGCTAAAGCTGTTGCAAACTCGTTAGAACGAGTGAGTGTTTTCGGCATGGTTAAAACCTCTGTCAATGGAACAGTAAAAAACTGGTTGTTGTTAAAACCAGCTGGAATTAGTAGATCGATTCCAGATACTGAACGGCCGCTGTCGTCACAGCATCCGCAAGGAGGGTATCAAGCTCCTTGCGTAAGTTGAGACGAACTGTCTCACTGGCTTGCTTTGGCAAGACCAACTCGACAGTGCCGATCGCTTCGGCAACCTTTTTGGTTGTATCGACGCTATCCATGATCGGAATTGAAACCTTCCCGACAACACGAGCAACAGATGATCCATTTTTCGGCAGGCGGATCGACAAGGTAGCTTTTTCACGCGCATCATAGATGGCGCTAGAAGTGAACCAAGTCGCTACACCAACTGAATCAATGGACGAGGGATTGAACACAACGTTAGCTGCAGCATTATTTTGCAGCGTCAATGTGGCGAAAGCCGACATAATAGTTCCTTTAGGGTTAATTAACGAAGTTGCCTTAGCAGAGCTAAGGCATTTGCAAGATGCAAACCAGAAATGGGGTTTTTGAAATCCGGAAAGTTAGGCTTCCATTCACTCGTAGCCGTGCTCAAAAGAACACGACTAATAGAAGTGAAAGAATAAGCCTGACCGAAGATTGCATTCTCCCATTTATATTGGTTTGAATCTGTCCCACCGATTGAGCATGTTTCAGTAGCTAATATATTAAAAATATTAGTTCTGTGTGCATATTCAATCGAGAGCCCGAATGTAGCATCACTACTTGCCAGAAAATCGCCGATCGGTAGAAACCAATCGACAACAAACGAGAAAGGAATTAGCTCCCAAACAAGCTCAGCCGGGTTCAAGAGTCCCAGCACCTTTGCGTTATGAACAAGCGGAAGATCCATCTTGGTCCTAACTTTTACTTTTACCTTCATTTTCCAATCGATGAGAAGAGTTGAAGAACCCTTCCAGCCGTTTGAAACAGAGCGTGTATAAGTAAGACGTCCTAAGTCTGATGAAGTTGAAATATGGTCAGTACGTAGCTCCTGGATAGAAGCTAGATATTTAGCCATACCATCAATATCACTCAGTAGGGGTTTTATACCATACTGAAGCATCAGCCAGTCATTCGCAAGTGATTTCGAATCGGTAGGGAATAAGCCTTTGAAAGCTTTTGCAAACTTGCCGCTTTTTAAGCGAACAGGTGCTAGAGCCAATCGCTGCGCTAATTCTATTACCATCGATTTCGTTTTACCGAACTCCGCTGTAAAAACAGCGAGGTTAACGGCTTGTGATTTCATCTTTGCAATACTGCGATTTTTTGCAGTCTTGTAAAGTGATTCCATTTTGCTGGTGTAACCGGTAGCCCCATAAATATCTATGGAACCGATACCCCACCAAATGGGACTGATA